CTGAATGTAACCATCCTTGTATATGGTCAAGTGAAGGTCGCAACGTATGAGAAGCTCAGACAGATTCCTGTACATTATATGTGTATTGATGGATGTCCAAGTCCTGAGATTTCAGAAGCAGACCTTTGTGGAGCATATTTGAGTGGTATTGAGAACTCAGCTTATATTGCTAAGACTGAGGAACTTTTGAATATGTTAATCGTACTTGATAATATCATCAAGAATGGGAGCAATATTACTTGGTAGTGCTAATGGCAGTCCACCTGACTTAGGCGTAGCAGATAGTATTCCGATTCCGGAAACTTTACCGCTTGATCCTACAGTACTTGTCGATGGTGTACAAGTCGGTAGCGCACCAGAATGTTGCGAACCAGATTTGAGCAATTACGTCACATTTGATGATTTAGCAGGTTTAGAAGGAACGCCTATGTATGTACATATAGCATCCGCATTAAAAACTGAAGGCGATATTCACCTTTCTAATCTAGTGGATTGGAATGTGGATAAGGCAATTATCAAGATGGTAAGGGTAGAAACGACTTCTAACAGGTGGTCATTGTACATAGTTCAAAATGGAAACGGGTATTTTGCAGATGATGCAGATATTCCAGCTATGAGATTGATGACAAACGGAAGAGGAAACGAAGATATTATAATTGATCATGCATATGAAGATGAAGATGCTTCTCAAAATGTACACCTTTACTTTGTAGATCATATAGGTTCAGCATTTGTAACATTCTATATAGCAGGATTTAAAGTGCAATAACGATTTGAGATGGGTGAGAATATACTGTTGCGAAAAGATAACGTTGGTGAAGGTGATGTTACAGCAGGAGCAGCTATAGCTGATAATGTTATTGTACGTGGCGACGGTGGTTCAAAAGGTATTCAGGGTTCAGGTCTTATAATAGATGATACTGATACCATGATCTTTAATAAGGTCAGTGGAGAGCGTGTCACATTCCCCGAAGTAGCAACAGGCGAAGGACCAACCAATTACAGCATGAAATGTGGTGGAGGTTATGTTCCCTTTGAGACGAATCAAGGTGGTACGTTCAGTATGGTAATGGGTAGTATTGGTGATACAGGGGGAACAAGTACTAATCAATTTATCATTGATGTAGGTGGACCTGATTGGTTTGCTGGTACTGTAGAAAATAAGTTTATTATTCAATCTTACAACGGAATTGCTACTTATGGACTTGTTGCAGGATTTGGTAGTTGGACCAATGGAGAATATGGTTTCGCTCTTGAAAGATTAGTTGGTTCAGAAGTAGTTTCAAGGACGATGTTCTTTGATAATAGAGTACCACGATCTGATACTGCACGTTCTATTGATTTTAGAATTGACGGTGACAATGTACTAACTATTGAGAATGAGATTACTACCGGACCTCCGAATTATCCTCATACTGTTGATTTTCCATTACAACACATCACTGCTCCGGGAGGTATAATAGTCAATAGATATACAAATATTGATAGTACCACTGTCTTCGGTGTTCTTGATGTCACAAATATACTAGCAGTAAATCCGAACGCTGGTGCAGTAATGGCTCTAAAGCCTTTAGGTACAGCTACTGTTACAGCAACACTTGTAACTAATGCTGAATCCACAGCAAATTATGCAGTATTGGAAAATAGTGTAAGCGGAGGAGTTGCTAAACTAGCTACTTGGAGACTAGGAACCGGAACTGGTATAAGTACACTTTGTATAGGTGAAATGACAAGTGCTTTTTTTGGTGTTGGAACTCTTGACACTCTTACAGCAATCGAGTTCTATTTTGCTGGTGCTGTAGAAATGAGCTTACAACCTAATACTCTGGTTTTTAACAACGGTGCGATTGATACTCAGATAGATTGGGCAACTAATGGTGAACTAGGACTACAAGTTGCAACCAATGATATTCTCAGGCTCAGTGCAACACAGGCAATATCCTACCAAGACTTTTTAATTCCGTCTGACACTAAGAAAATCTTTCTTGGTGCAAGTCAGGATGCGTCAATCGAATACGATGGAACAGATGCTAAAATTGATACATCACTTAACAATCCATCTGATTTAGTAATTGATTGTGGTACACAAAAAACTTTAGTATTAACGGAAGAGGTTTGGGATGATGAGAAAATAGTTCCCGGAGCGTTCCAGTTTGCCGGAAATGCTGATCCGACCATTCGAGACTGGCAACCCGGAGGGACAGGGGCAACCCTGAAGGTTTATAAGTTCCGGAAGAATGATGAGGTGTTCGGATCTGTACAGCTAACTCATCGCTATGAAGAGGGCGAAGACATTTACGTTCATATTCATTGGACACCTTGTGATAGAGGGGCAGCAGAGAGTGGTAACGCTGTGGGCTGGAAGGTTGACGCTACATGGACCAATGTAAACGCAGCATTCAGCGGGACGACCACCTACGATCTCAGTGACACCTGTACGGGAACAGATGACCAGCACGAGATAACCAGTGATGTCTTGATTGATGGGACTGGACAGAAGATCTCTAGCATTTTAATGGTGCGCATATACAGAAGTGATACGGGGACTGATGATACATGGTCAAGTGGTACGGCGGCAAATAGCCCTGCTTTAATAGAGTGTGATTTCCATGTTCCAGTAAATACAATGGGATCAAGGCAAGAATTTATAAAATAGGAAATAATGGCAAAAAGATATTATCAACCGTTAGGTGGAGATTTAGCTCTCTGGAACAATCCAGATGAAGTATATGTCAGAACTGAGTTAGAGATTGAGGTTGCTGCAATAGAGGAGATTATGTCTTTAAACGATGTTGCCCGAAAACTTATATCTGAATGTGAGGGTTCTCCAACATTAGAAATATTTGATATTGAGTTAGCTAGACGAAGAAGTGAACTAAAGAATCTTATAGATTTCTTTGATTATGATAATACTCAACTGAGTTTTAATGTAAAAGATGGAAAGTGGTTTACTCCTATTGCTATCGAAGATGTGTGTGGTGAAGAAGTTGGACATGAAGCGATACTTACGCTAGATGGACTCAACAATACTTATTGGCAACATGATGTGGATGAAGCACATCAAATTACGTGGCAATTAAGGGATTACAAAAAACGAATTAGTAAAATAGAACTCAGAGTTGGTAGTAGTTCCCGAAATCTTCTCACTGATCTTGATGTCTATATATCCAATACTATTGTTGGTCTTGATAATGAAAATAACCGTGTTATAACCGGAGCTAACATAACTACGCCTAGCGCATGGGTAGAGATTCCTTTTGATGGTGCATCAAAGGTTAATGGACAATATATTCGCTTTACAGGATTCGGGTCTCAACACGCAAGCAATCAGGTTAGAATACAGGAGATTAGAGCTTGGGTAGTAATTGTTGACTATACTTAAAAATAGATGCTATGTTACTAATGTCTTACTTTTCAAATTTAGGAGTGCCAGCTACAGGTCTGTCACCTACTATTGATATTTGGGAAGATGATGGGACACAGGTAGTAACAGCAGCAGCTATGACTGAGATAGATGGTGGATTCTACAAATATGATTTCACTACCTATGATCCTGATGAAAATTATTCTATACGAGCAGACGGTACTGCCACGTTAAATGATTACGATAGATATACTACTGCTACAAATGAAAATGAAGCAGCTAAAGCAGATGTTTCAGGAGTAGAAACTACTCTTGAAGATGTAGCTTTTGATGATGGTGTCTACATTGATACTACCTATGGTTCAGCAGGAACAGCTTTTCCGATTGGTACAGCAGGTAGTCCTTCAAGTAATTTACCAGATGCATTAACCATTGCTACTGCAAGAGGATTACGAAAATTCTATCTTAGAGGAGCTATTCAACTTACTGCTGCATTTCAAGGTTATGTAATTCAAGGTACATCAATACCATCAGTTGTTTCAGATGTTGATCTTAACGGACAATTAGTTCTAGGAACTAAGTTTTTGGGTGTAGGAATTATTGGAGATTATCTTAGTTTTGGTTTCTTCCAAGACTGTTCTCTTATAGGACCGATAGACGGACTTGCAGGAACATTCGTAAATTGTGGATTTCAAGGAACTTTTAAAGTATTTGCAAATACATCAGTCTTTACTGACCGTTGTTATAGTAGTTCAAGCCTTTTTCTTGGTGGTAAACCAACGGTTATTGATTTAAGTAATGATACAACAGGTGGAACTTACCATTTTCTTGGATGGTCTGGAAATCTAACTTTTAAAAATAGAACCTTAATAGGTACGGTAGTAACTGCGGAATTTATCTCAGGAACTTGCATTATTGATAGTAGTATAAGTGCAACCGTTTTCTATATTAACGGTGTGGTTGATCTTCAACATACACAAACAGGTGTTGAACTTGTAGTACCTAACGCAGCTCTTTCACGACAATCAATTCAAAATGTGATACTCAGTGATTCAACTCCATTTCCCGGAGCAAATGTTGATGTAGCTGTCTCCACTCGTGCGCCAGCTAATGAGTATGATACAGAACTTGCAGCAATACAAGCTGATCTTGACAATCCAAATCAATATAAAGCGGATGTTTCCAATCTTGATGTAGCAGTATCAACACGCTCAAGTCATACGGCTGCTGATGTGTGGACTGTTGCAACAAGGACATTAACATCATTTGGTACTCTAATCGCTGATATGTGGAGTTATGTTACAAGGACTCTTACCGCAGGGACTAAAGATACAGAGATTGATGCTATCAAAGCTAAAACAGACAATCTTCCAGCCAATCCAGCAGATGTATCAGATATACCAACTGCAAATGATAATGCGGATCAGGTATGGGATGAAATTTTATCAGGACATTTAGGTGCAGGTTCTACAGGAGAAGCATTAGATGATGCAGCTTCTGGAAGTGGAGGAACAACACCAGCAGCTATTTGGGCATATGTTACCAGAACTCTTACAGCAGGAACTAAAGACGCTGAAATCGACGCAATTAAAGCTAAGACTGATAATCTTCCTGCTGATCCTACAAGCGAAGCAGATGCTACTTCAAATAAAAACGAGATCATAGTTGAGGTAAATGCGAATGAAGCTAAGTTAGACATCATTGATTCCAATGTGGATGCTATCAAAGCTAAGACAGACAACTTACCTATTGATCCTGCAAGTGAGGCAAATGCTACTGCAAATAAGAATAGTATTATAGTAGAGATAGATGCAAATGAGGCTAAACTGGATATTATCGACTCTAACGTGGATGATATTAAAGCCAAAACGGACAATCTACCTGTTGATCCAACGAGCGAAACAAACGCTACATCAAATAAGAACGAAATTATAGTAGAAGTAAATGCAAACGAAGCTAAGATAGATATAGTTGACGCTAATGTAGATGCTATTAAGGCGAAGACAGATAATTTACCTGCTAATCCTGCTGATGTAAGTGATATACCTACAGCAGCAGAGAACGCAGATCAAGTTTGGGATGAAATTGCAGGAAGTCATGAACTTGCAAATAGTACAGGAGAAATGCTAAGGAGAATTTTATACGGTAGCAGATAATGGCATACGATGTAACAAATAACACATCTACTATAGAGTTAGTTCCGAGTCCGAGTATACCAACGGGTTCGGATTTAACCCCTATAGAACTTCCTGATATAGTTCCTAGTCCTGAGCTTATCGGAGTCGATGCTCCGTCTGCTGCTGGACAAGTCGTAGAACTCCCTGATACTCTACCATCCCCTGAACTTATACAGATAGATGCAGCTCCTCCTTCAGAAGCTGTAGTTGAACTTCCTCCTAGTGTTCCACCTGACGGTATAGTACTACTTGAGACTATACCTATTCCAGATGAGATTACTATTATTGAGAGTCCTACTCGTTTAGAAGACCTTGAAGATGTTTATACAGGAGGTAGATTAGATGACTATATACTTGTGTATGACGCAGGTACTAATACTTACATACACGAACCAAAGCCTACAGGTGGTGATACGTTTCTTACAGATATTATAGTCAGTCTAAGTGGAGGTAAAACTTTTGGTAAGTACACAAATGGAGAGACCATACCTTCGATAGGCAAAACAGCAGTAGAAGTTATCACAGATGCAGCTATTGAATACATCAATTCTACCTTTACTTCTTTCAGTGTTTCAACTCAACCCACGACTTTAGAGGTAGGAAGCACTTTATCAGGAGGTAAAATCTTCACTTGGAGCATTAACCTTAATTCAGGTACAGTTCCAACTATCCAGATATGGGATCAAACTATTCCTGCTGTTCTTATTGCGACTCCTAATGATGGAACTGAAGTTGTTGTTGTAACAACAATACAGCTTAATGCAGATGGTGCTACTCAACAATGGAGAGGTGAAGGATTAGATACTGGTATTGTTCCGAATGTACAATTTTACAGTAGTACTTTTACTGTAACAGCAAGATATTATAGGTTTTATGGAGCTTCTGCAACGAGTCCTACAGACAGTGCAACAGTAAGAGCATTGCCACAATCAGGATTTCATTCAACAGGTAACACTTTTAATTTGAATACTGGTTCAACATTGACTAAATTTGTTGTAGCTCTACCACCGGGACGAACTATCACATCAGTAATTGATTTAGATGCACTCAACGCAGATATAACAAGCGAGTATATAGCACAATCTAGTATTAACGTTTTAGACGCAGGAGGGACAAATAGAGCATACAATATTTATGAAATGAATGTCGGTGCGTCTTATTCATCGGACCATAGACATCAAATACACACAGCGTAATGGCAAGTTTAGAGCTACCATTCGGGGTGAAAGTACTTAACCCTAAACCTGCTGATGCAAAGTACGACAACGAAGGTACGCCCTACGTTAATACTACTGCTGCAATTGCAGCAATACCTGCTGCTATCAGGTATCTAGGACTAACAGTAAATGTAAATGCAGTTGAATATTGGTGGAAAGATGGTACAACTGATCCTGATCTGATAGTAAAAAGCAGTGGAACTGGTGATTTAAGTTATACACATACTCAAGGTATGGCTGCTCAAACTTGGAATATAAATCATAACTTGGGCAAACGACCAGCAATTCACGTTGAAGATATGAGTGGAAATGAAATAATTCCTCAAATTATACATATAGATAATAATAACGCACAAGCTGTTTTTGGTAATTCAACTTATTCAGGAACAGCTTATTGTAACTAAAAACTATTAAAGATGGCAATTCCCTATGTACAGTCTATTGATCTTAACGATTTTCAGTTACTGAATTTCGTAGTTCATAGTGCTGGTTCTTCGCCAACCAACTCAGGTACTCTAGGAGGCATGATGTGGTGGGATAGTACCAACTATGATTTAAAAGTCTACAATGACGATGATTCGGCTTGGAACTCATTGGTTCAAGGTCCAGCGTCAAGTACCGATGGTTACATTCCCCGATGGAGTGGAACGCTTGGTAACAAACTCTCAACAGGTCTTTCTTTAGTAACAACTGTCGGTGATCCCGGTGTAGATACTGCTATTGTAACAGATCAAGGTATCAGAGAAGCTATTAACACAGCAATATCTGGTGGTGTAACCTATAAAGGAGGCTACAATGCTACTACTGATACTCCTAGTCTCGATGACGGATCACCTATTGCAGGTATTCTTCAAGGAGATATGTATGTAGTTACAGTAGCAGGTGATTTTTTCACTATAGCCGTAGATGTTGGTGATGCTCTTATAGCTATCCAAGACAGTCCTACATTAGAAGCACATTGGACAGTAGTTAACAGAAATATCACTGAGACCTTTATTGAGCTTACTGATACTCCTGCTAATTACAGTGGTTCAGGTGGTTATATGGTGATGGTTGATTCCACTCCGGATGCTCTTGAGTTTATTGATCCTTCTGGATATAATCTCTCGAACTTCAATAACAACTTGTATACAGCAGCAGCTCTTACTAAAGTTGATGATACCAACGTAACATTGACTCTTGGTGGAACTCCTGCTACAGCACTGCTACAGGCAACTTCAATCAGTGTTGGATGGACAGGAACTCTTGCAGAAACAAGGGGTGGTACTGGAACAGGTACTTATACAACTGGTGATATTCTTTGGGCATCAGCAGCTAATACCCTTTCCAAACTTGGAATTGGTACAGGACTGCAACATCTTAGAGTAAATTCCGGAGCAACTGCTCTTGAATGGGCTGATCCTCCAACAGGATTAGGTACTCACAACCTACTTGATGGAAGTACTCACCCTGATACAGTAGCTCAAGGTGCAACTCAAGGTTCAATTATCATCGGTAATTCTACTCCTGCATGGGACGAACTTGTTGTTGGAGGTGCAACCACATTCCTCTACACTGATGGAACGGATGTATCGTGGAAAGATGTTGACTTTGCTGATCTTGGAACGACTCCTACAACTCTCTCAGGTTATGGAATCTCTGATACCGGAGCTAACTTCAATACTGCATTGAGTGACGGATCATTTGCTTTCACAGGTGGAGCGCATCACGATGGCTTCTCTGACTTTGTGGGCGATGAACACGTTGATCACACTACTGTATCAATAATTACTGGTGCTACTTCTGGATTAAGTGGAGGCGGTACTATTGCTGCTAGTAGAACTCTACTTCTGGATGTTTCAGCATTAACTGCTGTAACTACAGTATTAGATGCTGATCAATTTGCTGTCTATGTAGATGGTACTGGTCAAAGGAAGATCACTTGGGCGAATATGAAGTCAGAGCTTGCATCTGAAATTAACCTTGCTGACTTGACTCCCGGTAGTGGTATTGCTGGATCAGCTTATGATGGTTCTACTGCTCGGACATTTGATCTGGATATTAACAGTCTATCAACAGAAACAACCATTGCTACAGGAGATTTTGTTCCATTTTGGGATATTACTGCAACAGCTACTAACAAGAAGATTACTTGGGCGAATGTCTTGTCAGCTATTGAAACTGGAATGGACACAGCAGGGTATGCTACGGTTAAAGTAGGTGATGTTGCAAGTGGAATAGCTCCAACCATTACTCATAGTCTTAACAAAACAGAGGTTACAGACATAGTTGTCGAAATTTGGAGACAGTCTGACGGTAAGAAAGTGGGAGTTGAATTAACTGGTGCAACAGCAGATACTGTAACTGTAAACTTTGGAGCAGCAGCTATTAACCCCTCTCTAGGAACCTTTAGATATGTAGTAATCGGAGTACAAGAATAGAAGAAGATGGCGTATCCATTCGAGTCAAGCATCCACTTGACCAATGTAGCGTGTAAGCTGCTTTTTGCAAGCACTAACTCGTCCATTGAAGAGGACGCTTCAGGGTTTATACAAATTACTGCCGAATCGACGAATGTCATGACACTCAAATCGAGTGGTATGGCATTAACGTCCGGTGCGTTTGTAAATGACATTGAAACAACTCTAACGAACGACGATACGCATCTTCCTACGTCTGGTGCGGTATATGATGCTATAGATGCAATAAGTGCTGTAGAATGGGGAACTGCCACTAATCAATATATCGTACTTGGTTCTGCAACCGGAGATGTACAATCTGATTCATCGTTATCTTACAGTATTTCTTCAAAGGTTCTAACTATTGATGGTGGAGCTTCTGATGGAGGAGAAATTAAATTGGAATATAACAATGTTGCTACATGGCAGGTAAGAGCAAGTTCTGCTACTGCTAGTATTCAGAGTTGGCATACTTCTTTTTCGTTGACTTCTTTTACTGATGGTGCTTTTATGGGAATTGGAAGTACCTCAGCATCAGATGCTTTCGTTACAGTTAAGGACCCTTCTACTACTACAAAAACCTATATTCTCAGACTTCGAGCTAGAGACGATTCCTCTTTCTTTGATTTTAGGGAAAATGGATCAGCATATTTTACTGGTCTTGGTTCCGATGATGCTGAAGATCACGTAATGGCTATTGATGATTCAACTGGTCTAATAACTAAAAGATCAGTTGCATCAATAGTTGCAGGAGCTGGATCATCTGACGTATCTGTTACTAATCAAGCTGATAATAGAATAGTTACTGCTACAGGTACTACTGACGAACTGAACGCTGAAGCGAATTTGAAATTCGATGGGACAGATTTATCTATAGCTGCTACTGGAAAGATTTACCTTGATGGAGGAACTGATACTTATATTGTAGAAAGTGCAGGGAATACTATTTCATTCTTTGCCAACAGTGGTGAGGAACTTCAAATCAATTCTACTGGTGTTATCGTAAAGTCTAACACTACATCTAATACTTATTCTGGTCTTGTAATTGAGCAAATATCAGATGATGCGTATGGAGCAACAATACAGTGGCATAAAGAAAGGATTACTGCATCAACAGCAAACGATGGTGATACAGTTGGAGCGATAAAAGGTTACTTTGATAATGACAATGCAACTCCTCAGACATTAACAGGAGGACGGTTAGAACTGATAGTTGATGATGCTTCAGATGGTACAGAAGATACCCATTGGTCGTTTTGGCAAATGGTAGATGGAGTACAAACGGAATTTGCATTAGGTACTGACTTTGGTGGAGCTGGTGCAGCATGGGGAACAGCTACCAACAAATATCTGACCTTCGGTTCTGCTAGTGGAGCGATTGAATCTAATACCGATCTTAGTACTGATGGTGCTGGTAATCTTATAGCACATAGTTCTTTTCAAGCAAACCTTAACGGTTTGTTAGTTGATCGTGCTTCTTATGAGTACGGAAGGATTCAAATGTACTTTACCAGTATTAAGAGAACGGACCTTGATGGAGGAACTGCCGATGGAGCTTCAGCAGTTGCATATAATTTTGATACTAAAAATAACCTTTCAACAGCAGGTTCAAAAGTATTACGTGTTGCAACTTTATCGTCAGAGAGATTTGTGGTATATGGTAGTGGAGCGATGCTTCTTGGTACATATGGCTCTGGAACTCACACAGGTACAGCAACTTATACTTTACAGGTAGATTCATCGGGAAACCTTATAGAAGGATCAGCGTCAATAGGAGATGTCTCATGGGGAACAGCTTCAAATAATTATATTGTCTTTGGTTCTTCCGGAGGAGATATTCAATCAGTCTCCTATATGTCATATAATACTTCGTCTTATGTAATGTCGCTTGATGGAACTGGTGGGTTTGGTGGTTCAACAGCATATAAGTATGGTGGAGCAATTGGATTAACTATAAAAGGTAAAACTGGAACTTCCGGTGAAATCAATTCTCCTGCAACAATTTCAATTATATCAACTCATGCTACTACTCCTCATATTTCTTTAGGAGATTTAACTACAAGCGAGTCTTATGTTGCAATCAGAGACGTTAGCAACACTGCTGATAGTACATTACAGGTCTATAATATATCTTCAGATAAGACATTTGATGTTCGAGAAGACGGTTCATTGTATATTCCAGAATTAGGAGATGATGATACAGAAGATCATCTTGTTGCCATTGATGATACAACCGGATTACTTACTAAACGATCTGTAGCTAGTATAAGTGGAGGAAGTTCACCGTGGCAAGTAGCAGCAAATGTGATCACTACTGTTACAGCAGGAGATGATTTACGATTAGCAACTAATGAACAAATACAATTTGTAAGTGCAAACGATTATATCTCCGGAGGAACTGCATATATTGATGTTTACAATGGTGGATCAATAGCGTGGAGATTTGCAGGAGGTGGAACACACACGACTTATACTTCAATATTACCAGATGCTGATGATGATTCTCAACTAGGAGATAACAGTAATGCTTGGTCAAGAGTAGTAACACATATACTTAATCTTGAATCTACATCTTCCGGTATTGCTTTAAATTCAGGTGATATGGAGTTTACAGACTCAACTAACGGGACTGTAGCTCTGTCAACTTTAGTAGCAGGTAGTCCACCTGCATATGGAACTAGTGGACAGGTTCCTTATATGAACGGTGCTGGAACTGCTTTCTTATACTCAGCAAACCTAGTATTTAGTGGAACAGACCTTACCATTACTGGTGGTGCTACATCGTTAGCTCTGAAAGCAGGTGCATCAGATGATCATGTGTATATGTCATTTTTTGCTGATAGTGCAGCTCAATCTACCAGATCAGGATATTTTGGATTTTCGGTAGCTGCACAGGATAATCTCAAGCTGGTAAATGAGATGTCAGGTGGTGACATCTTCCTTCAAACTACAAGTGGACTAATCAGAGAAGTTAGTGATGTCGTTGGTGGATCATCAACAGCAGCATCAATTCTTACTTATGCAGATTATACGCATCAGATAACACAAACAAATAATGATCGGTTTCCAGCTTACGTTCTTCTTGGTGATCCTAACACTAGTGGAAGTACTGTTGGAGAGATTGCTTTTTGTAGTGATGATTCTACTGAGACTTATAAACGAATAGGTCTAATACGTGCAACTCAAGGAGCTAGTGTCACTCAAGGGAATCTAGCATTTTATACATGGGAAGGTGCTAGTACGATTCACAAGTTTGAGTTGAACCGTCTAGGTCATTTAGCTATCAATGGAACTGCTAGTACCACAACTGATCACTGTATGGTTTGGCACAGAGATGGTGGTACTACGATTATAGCAGAGTTAGGAAGAGTTGCTACGTGGATATATGGTGCATCAGGATTATTGACTGCAACTGAGGGAATGATCTTCAGACCAAATTCCTATCAGTCAAATGATTATGCTGGTTTCTATGTATGGAGTAATATACACGCAGGAGTACAGCATAGAAGAGGAACAACTGTTTCGGACCTTAGAGTAGGTTATGGTCAGATGTATTGGTATCAAGGTAGTACAACTACTATGACTCTTAGACACAGTTGGAGTACTCTTGCTTATTACATATATGGATCAAGCACTGCTGCAATTTATGTTGATGGAGCAACCTCTACTACTTCCATCTATATGCAGTCTAATACAGGAAGTGATAGTAGGATTTATTTTAGAGAAAATACCTCAACACGTTTTATAATAGGATATGATGTGAGTCTTACAGCATTTCAGATTCATTCTTCTACTAGCTTTAGTTCTAGCCTAGCTTCATCAGATTTTGCAGTAACTACAGCAGGTAGAATTTACATGGGTAATCTTCTGAATCAAGATGCAAGTACTTATCTGAAACATAATACATCTACAGGTCAGGTTACTTATAATACTTCTTCTGATTTACGTCTTAAAGAGAATATTGAAGAGTATCAACCTGATTCACTTGGATGGATAGTAAATCAGAGACTTATAAAATTTGATAGGAAAAACGGTACTTGCTACGGTGAGATTGGATGGGATGGTACTCAGATGTCTGAAATAATGCCATCTCTAACCTTTAAGGATAAAAAAGGTTATTGGAATATCAAGGAGACTAAGTTTCCTGTACACTTTCACAGAGCTATTCAACAACTCTATGCTATTGATCAAGGTCACGACGATAGAATAGGGAAACTTGAAAAGAAAGTTAGAACTTTGCGTAAAGAAGTCACCGCATTAAAAAAACAACTAAATTTATAGATTATGGCAGCAATAACAATTAACATTCCAGATGACAAGTTACCGTGGGTAGTAGATGGTTTCGCTAAGAGGTTTAAACGTCAAGATCAAATTGCGAATCCTGATTTCGATCCTGAACAACCTGTAGACCCTGACACCAATCCTCCTACTATTGATAATCCTGAAGGTAAGGGAGCATTTGCAAAGAGGATGCTTATTCATATGATTAAGCACGAAGCACTTAAAGGACACAATCAAGATAGTATGGCAGTAGACCAAGCTGAAGCTGATACTGTAGAATTATCTTAAACCAGAAAGATCATGCAAACAGATGTAACAATTCCTGAAAAGGTTAAAACTCAAGAAGTTATTCAATTTAGAGTATCTCCTCCTAGTAAGATTGTAGAAGTACTGATCAGTAGTTCTGAAGGTCTTCAAACATTCCATATAGATATTGATACTCTATGGACAGCAGCAACAACTACTCAGAAAAATACCATTAAGATTTTCTTTAAGAGAGTTGGAGCCTTAGCATTAGATGCTAAAAATGAAGCTGATGGTGTGGATGTAGTTGAAGGAGATGTGTCTGGTGATATTTTTGAATAAAAACTTAACTAAACACTTTAGAAACAATGGCAGCTACACCTACTGAGATAAATGCCTATCTATATAACATCAGAACAGCGTTTGTAGATTATGGTAACAACCTTGCCAATGCACAGAGACTTGGCAGAACAGACCTCTTATGCTATGATATGAAATTTAGAACTCTTAAATATCTAGTTCGTATCTTAGTAGACTATTTCGATAGTGATGATTATGAGAATGTAAATTTTTTCACGCCCGAAGAAGCGAGAGATGTGGCGCAGCACATCAACAATATCTGCGGAACTAACTATATGGTTGATTTTTAATAAATTAAAAGAAGAAGAATTATGAATTTAAATGTTCAAGAAAGGCTAACACTGGTGAATTTACTTCCTGAAAAAGGAAACTTTCAAACAATGAAAACCATCGAAGCAGTTAAGGACCTGCTCTACCCTAATGAAGAAGAAGTTGTGAAGTTTGAGATTACACAAACTGGAAACAACATTTCTTGGAACAAAGAAGGTGCTAAAGAACTTGAGATAAAGCTCACTAAGGCACAGAAAGATTTACTCATTAAAGAGCTGGAATCACTTGATGAAAAGGAAGAGGCTACTCTCCAACAATATCAAGTGTATAAGAAGTTCAAAAAATAAAAGCCAATGTACAACGTAACACTTAATCAGATCGCACATAGTATCCTTGAGTCTGTCAGAGGTAGAATCTCAGATGACGATAATATCGACATTGATCAGATTAAGGATATGGTACATAGCACAAGAGCAAGGCTCCTAAAGCAGAAGTTTGACAGAAATTTAAGGGTTATAGATGATGTCTTCACTCAGTCTTTAGGAGCTTTGGAAATTGAACCAATTGATTCATCGGTTCATCCCACTATTACGGCTGGTCGATTCATGTATGGAACTGTTCTTGAAGTCCCTGAGACTATAGATCGAAGGAACTATGAAGGTACTTTTACACGAATCGGACCTGCTGATAAACTTGCAACCAAATGGAACTTAGTAAGTTATGATCGTGCATTGTATTCTGGAAACGGTAGGTTCAATCAAGCTTTGATATTCTGTTTCTTACGAGATAGCAGGATTTATCTAAGCAGTGGAGACAGATACCATAAAGGAGTTCAGTATATTGATGTCGAAGGTGTCTTTCAGAACCCTACACAGGTTGCACAGTTTGTAGACGTAGATGGAAATTCTCTTTACTCTGACGATGGACGTTATCCAATCAGCAGAGCTATGAGAGATGATCTTGAGAATTTAATTATCAAAGAGCGCATTGCTCCTCAATCAGCAGTACCGAGTGATGTGGTCAATGATGGAACTGACACTTTAGATGCAGGAGAAGCAAGGGATTAAAAATATTCACAGGTTCTATAAGGGTACTTCAACCAAACCTGTCGATTTTCGCACGTTTAAGCGTGTGTGGGAGACTTTTATAGATGAAGTGGTACATGGAGTTATCTTAGGAGGTAGAGACTTTTCTATGCCTTCTTTGGGTAGTGTCGGTATTAGAAAGCAAAAGGTAATTGTTGCTATGACTCCGGACGGTGACATTGACAAACGATACTTGAGACCGGATTGGGCTGCAACTAAGAAATTATGGGCGAAAGACCCTGAAGCAAAAAAGCGAAAGCAATTAGTATATCATTTGAATAAACATTTCAATGGATATAACTGCAAGTGGTTTTGGGATAAATCAACTTGCTCAGTACCAAACAATACAGCGTACTCTCTGACTATGACAAGAGCGCATAAGCGAGAATTGTCAGCAGTCATTCAGAATGAAGACATTGAGGTTGATTATTATGAACAGAAACCAAAAGTAAGGAGAAGCTATGAGCGACAGAGTTAACATCAGCAAAGAGACGCTAAAAGATGGTACTGAAAGTATCACTTATAGCAAGTCTTGGGAAAAGAATGGTATGAACCATCGTAAAGAAGTCCGAAAGGTCGAAGGTGGATATATCGTTACTGAATCCCAACATGGAAAACCTAAAGATCAAGGAGAAGATGGTGAGTGGATTGACGAGCGTAAAGAATATGTCACCACTGAGAATCCCTTTGAGGCTAAGAAGGAGGAGAAGAAAGAAGAACAAAAAATGTTCAGTTTTATTGATATGCCAAGTTTAATGTAAAAACATAACAGACAATGAGCTTAACTAGCAAAACTGTTGATGTAAGTTACATTATTGAACGTGTTTATAGAGATTATGGATTCGATCTTGAAATCAAATTCGATGAAGTAATAGAATGGATATGGGATGTGATGTCACTAATCGGTGCGCCTCAACCTCTGGTTGATAAGATTACTGATGGAAGTGACAATATGCCTGAACCACTTACCATAACCAACTACCGTGGAGAACTACCGTGTGATGTACATTCGGTTTTTCTTGCAAGAGACTATGAATCGAAGATGCCAATGGTCTGTAAATCAAGTTCGTATCTAAGAGATATGGATCAGATTTACCAAAGAGAATCTCAATACAGCTACACGCTTAATAACAACTACATCTTCACATCCTTTGAAGAAGGACAGGTAGAATTACATTATAGAGCATTTCCTACTAATGCGTTAGGGATGCCTCTTGTCCCTGATGATATTAAGTTCATCATGGCTGTACAGGCGTTCATAGCTGAGAGAATAGGATTCAGGCTCTTTATGCAAGATCATATGACAGAGAGAAAATATAACAAGCTTGAAGTAGATCGAGCATGGTATATAGGTGCTGCTGGAACGGCAGCGCACATTCCTTCTATTGACGAGATGGAATCCATCAAGAACAGATTCCTACGATTGAGGATTCATACCGACCTCCATAATACTTCGTTCATATATTCTCCTGATAGTGAAAGACTTATACTTCACAATAATATTGGACGGTAATGGCTATAATTACGAATGAGTTTTCGTCAGGGATGGACCAAGATTCATCCAAGAATAAATATGATAACAAGCATTATTTTGATGCTGAGAATGTTCGCATAATTACTCAGGATGGAGTTACGAGTGGTGCGCTTGAGGACATGATGGGAACTATTCAACGTCTTGATATTGATTCTGGTGGTGCTTTATTTATTGTTGGTCATTGTATTCTCAGAGATAAGATAATTCTCTTTACTACGAGAAATCCAACAAGCACACCTAGCATTGGATATACAGATTATATTTTGCAAGTTCCAATAGAAGATATTGAAAATCTTCCGGGAATTAACTTTGAAACAATTAGCCTTAACTATGTTCATGATGTAAGTCCCGGAAATCTTCTTTACAGTGGCAACTTAGAATTTTCATTTGGAAATCCTATAGCTGCTATACCAAGATATGAAACTGAAAATATTCAAAAGGTTTATTGGGTTGATGGACATAATCCACTTCGATATTTGAATACTGTCTATAATGCTGATACTAATGATCTTGAGAATATTCCTGAAGATTTTCTTGAAGTAACAGGAAATCTCATACTTACTACACCGTGGTTAGAAGAATTTGGAACCGGAAACTTAAGAGCAGGAAGAGTTCAATATGCTTATCAATTATATGTTTTAAATGGATCAGAAACAGTTTTCAGTGATTTTAGTCCTCTGATTGATATTACTAGTAGTAGCGAAGAAGCACCTAATGATTTTAGATACAGAGGTGCTGAACTTGATGAAGATACAGGAAAAGCTGTAAAAGTCGGTATATCTATCTCTTCTTCTCATTATACTAGATTACGTCTTGTAGCTGTACACTGGACTACCTTAAACGCTGATCCCGGAATACGAGTTGTTGATGAGATTGATATTACTGGTAATCCCGGACAGACGGTTTTTGTTACTGATAGTGGTCAAAGTCTTGGCTCTTTTACACTTGAAGAATTAAGATTGTTACAAACCACTTATTTAATTCCTCAAGTGTTAGAAACAAAAGATAATTTTCTTTTTGCAGGAAATGTACAGATTGAAAATTTTGATGTAGATTATGATGCAAGAGCATATCGTTTTGCAGGATCATCTTCATCTTCAGGGAACTACAATTATAATAGAGTTGGTACTACAGGCAGTAGAGGATTTGCACAATTAGCTCAAGAAGAGGATAACAATACTTATGCTATCCGAGGTAGTGATAAACAACTTTACTACGGTCCTGCTGGTGGTCAGATTCTTCAACCGGGAGAAGATTGGGAAGATATTCCTGAAGACTTTGATTGTATATGTCAGTATAACAATCTTAATTGGGACGGGAATCATTACTATAGGTATATGTATCAAAGTAATGGTTCAACTGTAGGAGGTGAAGGACCTAATGTATCATACACTTTTGGTACTGATGATATAGAACCTGATGAAGGTCGTTCAGGCGTTGCAACTGCTTATGATTATTGGGCTGATAATAGTACTGCAAATAACCCGTCTAACGAATCGTATGCAGGTTATTCAAGTCCATGGAACTCAGGTGACTTTTTAGGTTATCATAGAGATGAAATCTATCGTTTTGGAATTGTCTTCTTTAACGATAAAGGAATATCATCGTTTGTAAAATGGATTGGAGATATTCGATTCCCTTCTCATAGTACAGAAACTGCTAATGGTGTTCACTCTTTTACTATTACTGAAACTGGTAGTGGCACTCATATGCAAGCTCTCCGTATAGATTTTGATATAGACAATGTTCCAACTGAAGCCGTTAGTTATCAAATTGTAAGAGTTAAAAGGGAATCTACTGATAGGACTGTTCTTGCTCAAGGACTAGCTAACCATATAGGAACTGATGGTTCTGATAGAGCGCACGTAGAATGGCAAGATACAGCTAGTAGTGGATCAGGAGCAACTGGAATTGCTGCTGATATATACCAGCTTCATTCTCCGGAAATTTCTTTTAATAAAAATCTTGAGAGTAAAGCACAAGATGTAATTCAGGTCATAGGTATTGTAGATGACGGTGCAACTAGTCTTGGTACAGCAGCTCTTACCGGAGTCCTTAATAATCTTATCAAATACTCTCATTACGATCCTCTTGATAATCCTCAGAGAGATGGTGATAGTTATGGTGCAGTATCTGGAGATGAATTTCATGATGATAATTTTACTGACCTTGACGATGGAATACTTGTAAGACAAACAGATTTAGATTATAGTCTAAAGGGTATTCCAATTAAAGCGAAAAACGATGGCAGAAAAACTGATAAAGGAATAAATTTCAATTTTTACGCAGAAAATGGTTCTTTCGATGCAAGCCAGAAAGACTACGATGAAATGAGATTATTGAATTACAGACGAAATCTGTATGGAACTCAGTATGGTGGTCATAGTTACACATCAAGAGCTAATAATGAATATGTTGCAGCAAGTCCATTATATGCTAAAACTATTCTTACTACTAAAGAAGTGTACGGAGGTGATACGTTTTTAGGAGTATTTGATTGTCTATATAATACAGCTACAAATGAAGAAACCAGACCTGTTAATGAAGACCCTGATGTTATTTTATTTCCAGTTGAAACAAGTATAAATCTTCCTTTGAGATTAGATGATGGTTATACGAGACAGAGATTTCAGGGAGAGCCAATGCAGTATCTACACGATGAAGCAGGTATTTATGCAGATGATAATATCGAAACAGGTACTCCGACTATTATTCTATATCAGGATGAAGACCTTTATCGGTATAACACTGTCTATTCAAAGACTAACGATACTAAAATCTTTATTCCTAAACCGTTTGATTGGGTTCAGCTTGAGAACTTTGACACAAGGGTTTATGCTTCTGATCAAAAAATCAACGGTGAAATTGAAGATAGCTGGTTAAAGTTCAGAACAGATTCTTTCATTGAAGTCGATCCTCAATATGGACCTATAACAGTACTTAAGACAGTTACTACAAGGCTTACTTTCTTTCAACCTCAAGCGTTTGGTATAATTGCAGTAAACGAAAGAGCTTTACTTCAGACAGAATCACAGGCTCAACTGAGTCTTGGTGTAGGTGATGTTCTGGAACGATATGATTATGCAAAGACTGATGTAGGATGTTCTCATTGGAGACATATAGTTCTTACACCTAATGCTTTATATTGGGTTGATGCAATCAATCAATCAATGTTCATGTTTACCAAAGGTCCAGAAGAGATTTCCATAATGAAAGGAATGAACTCTTGGTTCAGGGATAATATTGTGGAACGTAAAGACATGAATACGACTCTTGGTGATGCAATGCATATGTTCTATGATCCTGAATATCGTGAAGTATATTTGGTTGATAATGATCAAGGTTTCGGTTTAATCTGGAATGAACTTACAAATGGTTTTGTATGTCGTACTGATAATCAACCTTCATATGTAATCAACTATCTTGAGAAGATACTCGGTACTACTAACCTTCGACAATTCCACAGGCACAACGATTTCGTCGGAGATCGTGGTCACATCTATGGAGTGTACAGAGAGATAAGTCTAACGTTACTCATTAACCCATCTCAACATGATATATCAGTATTCAATAATTTTGAATGGTTGACAGAATGTTTTGATGATGACTTTGTTCTCGGACTTCAAGATCAACGTCTTACTTGGCAGAATCTTGAAATGTGGAATGATTACCAACATACGGGAGTGATCCCTTTGATTGTCGGAGATAACGTAAAACGTAGGATGAGGAAATGGAGATTTACTATTCCAAGAGCTAGATTTGCAAGGAATGGATTCTCAGTACTTCCTGATGGTGAGCGATATGCACGTATGCGTGATAGTCATATGTTCGCTAGATTTAGTTATACGAATGATACTGCTGACCAGAAGTTTACAATGCATGATATACTGACTTCTATAACTATATCTAACACTTAGTATTAGAAAGTTTTAATACATATTGTTGAGTCCTAACAAATAGTTAAGTAATTTTACCAATAGACATAATATTTTTTGTTATGGCTAAAAAGAAAGACGATCCTAAAAAAAGTCTTAGAGCAAGAAGTGATAGTCTTACTCAAGCTAATAAAAATATTCCGTGGGTTGAGAGGTATCTACAAGGAAATCAATTAAATATACCTGATCCTTATAATCCCGGAAGCGGAAAGACAAGTACACATGGATTAGCGTATCATCCTTTCAGTCAGGATAGTGCAATGATATATCCTGAGATTGTTCAGCAAGGAGATAGTCTAGTTCATCGTACAGGAGATAGTGCAAGAGAATATGCAGAGCAGAATAATTTGGGTATAGATACTGATCTCGAATTAGCTAAATACTATTCTCAGGATGGATTGATACAGCATAGAAAAGGAGGACAACTTATGGCACAATCTAAGATTAACATAAAACCTGAGAATAGAGGTAAGTTCACAGCAGCAGCAAATGCTATGGGACATACTGTACAGCAACACGCTAGTCATATTCTTGCTGATCCTAAAGCTTCTCCTTTACAAAAGAAAAGAGCAAACTTCGCTCGTAATGCTTCTAAATGGAAAAAAGAATTTGGAGGATATTTAGACCAACAGCTTACTGAAACTCCTATTGATAGTATTCCTATTGATAATGTTCCTCTGTTTCAAGGAGGTGGAGATTTACCTTGGGGAGAAACTTTTGGAAAAGGAAGTACAGCTTTAAGTCTTAATGCACCAATGCTTGCTAAGAGGCACGAAGACCTGAAGAATTTAAAATATCTTGATCTCCCTGACACAGATTGGGGAAGTCTTGCTATGGATATAGGTGGTGCTGCTTTAGGTGCTTATACAGGTGCAGGTGGAAGTTTTGGTGGAGGTCCTAGTACAGGAGGATCATTCAACATTGGTCAGACCGGAGCAGGTCAGGGAATACAGCAAATGGGGTTGGATCAACTAAAAGGATCAGGTATAGGTGATTTGATAACATCTATGTCAACTACTGGTGTAGGAAATCAGTATGGTCAGTTTCAGGAAGGTGGTAATCTTCCAAGAGTTGATATAACTCAAGATCAATATGATGCTCTCCTTGCTAATGTAAGTGACACTCAACAAGAAGGTTATGTTCCTATCTACCAAGACGGAGGACAACTGTTAGGCTATCTTCCTCAACATGGTTTTGGAAGTTGGTTAGGAGATAATGCAGGAAAAATATTAAAAGGAGTTGGTGGAGTTGTCAGTATTATTCCGGGATTCGGTCAGATCGCTGGTCCTATTCTTATCGGTGCAGGAGCAGCTACAGATGCTATTGTAGGCAAAGTTCGCAAAAATAGAGCTGAAGATGAAGCTGAGATTGCTGCTCAAAGAGAAGAAGTATCAGCAGGTATACGTGGTGATGCAGAATCCTATAGAGAGCAATATGATCCATCTCAGAATCTTAGTTATGGAGCTACCTTTCAGATGGGAGGTGAACTGATGGACAATAATCCTACAAACAGCCAGATTCCTATGATTACAGAATACGGTGGTCGATCAAATACTCATCAAGAAGGTGTAGGTGGTGTTCCAGTAGACGCTAGAGGAAATCCTTCAGCAGTTTCAAAACAATCTGCTGTAGGTCTTACCGAGAAAGGCGAAGTGACGTGGAACGGATATGTATTTAGTGACAAGTTAACAACTTAGATCATGGCAAAGAAACAGACATACGCTCAAAAAGCGAAAGCGATAATGAACAAGTATAAGCCTCGTCTTGGAGAGAAATTCGATAAGGGAGATACACTTGCGTTAGAAGCTATGAATCAAGAGCTTGAAGCTCTACGTGAAGGACAGGAGGCAGCTAGAATACAGGAGCAGGAAGATGCTGTAAATGTTTTTGCTAATGGTGGTGATCTGAATAAAAAGCAAAGACAAACACTTGGTACTCTGCTTGCTAACAGAAATACTCCATTTGTTCAAAATATACTTGCAGGAAATGATCAACGATTACAGGTAGGAGTCAATGAACTCGGTCAACCTGCGGTCTTTCCACGGAGATTTCCCGGTAGTGAAGAACCTGTTGTCGGTCAACAGTTAAATCAAGCAGGTGTTCAGCAGAACTCTATTCCTTTTGGAGATATGAAAACAGCTCGTAAGTTTAAAAGAAGTTTACCAAAAGCTCTTGATAAACTTGAACGACCTTTGCCTGAGAATCCACGTAACTTTGCTATAGGTGGTAATCTTGGTGGTGGTGGTTTTGAAGATGTTCCTAAGAGACAGCGAGGTACACTTGGAAATTTAGCATTAGCTAAAAATACACCTTTTGCTAGTAGTCTGCTTCAAGGTCAACAGGTTCCACTTTCACAAGGACAGTTTAATCAACAACAAATTGTATATCCTTCAAACCTTCCTCTTGAACAAGCAGGGATGCAAGGAAACTTTATTCCTTTTGGACAAGACCCAAGAGCTGCTCGTAAATTTATGCGTCAAGCACCTAAAGTTTCTGATAGAGTTG